TAAAAATCTTTAATGCCGGTCTCCGCAAATATACGAGCAATCAGCTCTAGGCGGCCCATCATGGCATTTTGCAGCATCTTCATACCGCCCAGGGTTTTGTGCTCGGGGGTAGTGCCGAAAGATCCCTGTCTAGACGAAACGCCGGTCCTGTTTTCTTTGGCCGTGTCGACCCATTCAAGCAAATTAAGAACGGAAGAGTCGAACGGCTCGGCGGATACCTTCTCGGTACTCCCTTTTTGCGTGATGCGAATTACATCGCCGGGGACGTGAGTCATCAGCTTGTTGACATCGATGCTCGAATCAGATGTCAGCCAGACCCCAAGGTTGGTGAAATCGAAATTATCAAGTATCCGGCGGACGATCATGGTTTTAAGATTCTGGATGTCCGTCAACAAATCTGCCAGTGCGGTCCCGAACAGCTTGTAGCAGTCGATAATCGGGCTCAAAGCGCACATGGCGATCATGCCCTCGGTGTTATCCTCCCAGCGAATCATAGTGTCGTTGGCCAGCCATACAACGACGTCCTGCAGATAGCCGGTACCCTCTGTGTCCATCCGGGAAAACCATTCGGTCAGCTTGATTTCACCGGCCGCTCCCTTCTTAGGCGCTGTATCGCCATATGGTATGGTTGACTCCTGAGTGTAGGCCTCCTTTTCGGCTTGGCCATGATCAAGAGGGTCGACGCTTAGTGTGCGGGGCTGTTCTGCGTCCTCGAAGATATCGTTCAGGTGCTTGAAATACTCGCCGCCCCGGCCCCGGTTAATCCGGTTAAGGTAGTCCAGGGTAACGGGGGTCACATGACCCTTGCCGTGCTCGTCGTTGATGTGAGTTGCGTCTTTCCCACAGATAAACTCCCAAAATGGTATATTGCTTGCAGCAAGACCGCTCTTTTTGACCGATTTGATCCTGGTTTTAACATTCGTGAACACCCCTCCAAGGGGGCTTGCGCCTTCGTCGAAGCTCACAACCTCGACATCCGGATCGTCCATGAGCTGTTTCATTTGCTCCGCCGGAAGTTGAGGCCAGGTCATAACTTTGATCTCGTGATCCAGCTCCCAGTGCGGCTTGACAAACGCTGTGTCGGATACGAGGGAGTCTTTGAACCATTGGTAAAACAAAAGGAACATGCTCGTATCTTCTGTGCTGGATAGGTCGGTCTGGATCTTGCTCATCAGCGCCTTGCCAACATACGGCTCCTGCCCCTCGATGGTAATATCAATTTTTGGGTCGGTAGAGGTAAACTGCCGGATGAAGTATGGCATCACCCACTCGATCGTGTCCATGACGTCTCGAGAGATGTACTTGGAGCGCCCCTTCATCTCATTGCCGAGCGGGCGGCCATAATACCGGTCCCATCGAGCTGTGCGATCGATCGAGCGGTTCTGCTCGACGTATTTCTTTGCAGCGTCGACCTCTGCTACTGCCAGGAGCTGGATATCGTCCCAGCTCATGGCTTCTGAGGTGCCGGGCGTTTCTTCTATGGTTTCTTCGTTATCGGGCATTACCTAATCTCTCTCGCCGGATTCCCAGCGACGACCTTGCCGGCCTCGACGTTCTTGAGGTAGAGGACTCGGATCACCTTACACCATCCTCTGTTGTGTACCGGAGGTTCCCGGATTTGTTGTGGAGCAAGTCTCCAGTGTACCCCCACCTTACAATCAGTTTCTCTCCCCAGTACCATCGATCGGGCAGTTTGCCGGCGTGGCGGGCCTTCATATTGCGGAGGCACAATGGGATCAAAAGCAGATGGACAATTAGCCATTTCATTATGTCGTCAAACTCTGCGTCAGCACAACAGCCGTCCCCTGAGCTACCTCTTGAGCGTCTGACCCGGGCTTACTGGCAATCAACTCCTGCCCGCCGCCGGCGTTGCCGATCAAATCGATATAGGTTTCCGTGATGTTGCCGATATCCATATCCGTTGTGCCAATGGTGAATCCCGAGCCAGTGGCGTTGACGATCTTGATATACCCAAAGGCCGCCTTCCCAGCCGGTGTAGCTGGCACAACTGCCGCGCTGGCATGGTCGGCACCTTCTGTGATATCAATCGTGCCGCCGCTTGTGACGTGCAGTAAGTAAATACGCTGCTTGGCCGTGTCCAGCTCGGTTGGGGTAAAGGGCAGCGCTGAGATATCAATCGAGCCCTGGGCCGCAAGCGTGTAGCATATACCCGCGATTGCGAACTCAAACACATTAGCTGTCAATACATTCTCTTTGGCTGACCCGTGGATAGCCAATCCAGCTTTTGACAGACCCATGTCCAAGATCGCCTCGATCTGATGGGTATGAGTGTCAAATACCGCCTTGCTTGCGTTTAGATCTGCGATTAATTGGTCAAGAATCTTGCGATGCACTCGTTGCGACTGTGATCCCGCTATCATGTTTACTAACCAATCGATATTCATGGTTTATTCTCCTTGCTGAGGTTCTGGTTAAAAGCAATACAGCTATACAGCGGCTGCGTCTCTTTGATTGATGTATTGTTCGCGCAGATGTTCGTTGAGCGCGTTCTTTTCGTTCGCCCTGGTCGACTGTATCAGCTTGAGTAAAACGTACTGGAGCGAGTCGTGGACGTGTGAGAATCTGTTCTTTTCAGGCTTATCGCTGAATACGCCGGTATTCCCGATCTCAGGGTAATGGTACCCTCCAACAAAGCCGTTGATAAGCCGTATACAGCCGGGATCTATCAACAAGCCGTTGATTCGCCCAAGAGACCGGTTGACCCCTTCTTTGCGAGCCTCCCAGTTATTGTCAGAGGGGATAACATCAACGCGGCACGTCTCTCTCATCAGCTGCGCGTTAGACGTAAATCCGCCCTCACGTTTTGAATATTGATTCTCGCCGGCCGGATCCGCCCAGTCCATCCACTTTGCGTCGGGATAGAGTTGGTTACATTCAGCGACGACCATTTCGGTGAAATCGACGATGCCAAGCTTGTCGGAGTGGAACTCGTGGAGCACCTGGATCTCCATCGTGTTAGGCTCCTGGACAACCACACAGGCCGGGGAGTTGCCGGAATTGTCCCAGCCTCGATAAATGGAACCCTTAGACCAGATCAGGGGCTCCTTTGCGACGTGCATTGCTTTGATAAACTTGCTGTAAACAACCTTGCCTTGGATCAGCATCCCAGGTTTGCCGTCGACATACATATCGATCCAGTCTGGAGTGTCCCGGAAGTCCTCAATCATATCCTCATAGTAACCTTTGCGGAGATTCTGCTCGTTTTCCCTGGGCGGCTGCCAGAACCCTTCATGGTTTTTCAATGGAAGTTTGGGCGGGATCGGACCGGGAACTTCGGTCATCCACTTGAACTGGAAATATGTTTCATGCTCGATGTCAGGCGGGTTTGTGGTCTCAATGCCAAATCGTGGGAGTTCAATGGGCTCTCCCGCCTCAATGGCAGCAATCCAATCATCGGGGAGCTTGCCAATTTTGTTCTTATACCACCTGATAGCCTGTTTTGCGGAGGGATGGCGGCCTATACGAGTCTTGAGCATCCTTTTCACTGCGCCAGGCACCTCAATGGATTCGTCGATCCAGTAACCGGTTACTTCCAGGCTCTTAAATTGTTTGATATGTTTCGGATTGTCACAAGACCTAAACAAAATCTCAAGCTGAGGACCATCTGGGTAATTAAGATAATAATTGTTGCGCTGGACCTTGGGGATTCCCCAGTCGAACCAGTCAAAGAGGGTTCTCTGGGTTGTGTCTATCAGTTCAGGAAATGTGTTCCGGACAATCACCCATTTAGTTTTTTTAAACCCGTATTGCTCCCACAGCATCCACGGCAGATAGTAGCAAAGCTCCCAGGCGGCGGCGGTCGTCTTGCCGGATCCGACCGAGCCAACGCACCCTCGGATCTGTGCCGGGCTCTCGTGGAACATTTTAAGCGTCGGGATGGGATGGTATTCTTTGACTTCCTGCTGGAGGGCTGCCTCGCTCATTTGTCCCTCTTCTCGATCGGGTCCGGACGTAAGATCGTCACCTGGTGATCATGGTCGACTTTCTCGGGAGCCCGTGCACCGAAGATGTCAGCTACCAGCGCGGTGGCTTTCATAATGATTCCGCCAGACCTGTATTTATCGCTCTCGATCACCGAGCCCTCGTACTGGAAAAACTTGGTCTCTTTCCAGTTCATCAGCTGCTTAAGCCTGAGCGCTACCAGGTCAGGAGTTATCTTGCGCCGCTTAAAAGCCGCCAACATCTGGCTCCTGGCAGCCTCTCCGGACTCCTGGCCGATGGTTTCAAGCTCTTTTTGGGTGAGGTCGCTCATATTAAAAAAGAGCGTAACTCACCGATATCATTGTGTCAAACGGGTTGGGGGGGTGGTTAGGGGGTGGCTAGGGGGTGGTTAGGGGGTGGCTAGGGGGTGGTTAGGGGTAGTTTGTTGGGGAAGGCCCGCGAGCGCTCGGTGCAGTCAGGCCGAGCTTATTGCTCGCGGGCTAGTGACGGGCGCCAAAAGGAGGTGATTGACGCCCGAGGGGTAAGCTATAAAATAAGCTCTCTGATCGTTTGTATTTTCTCCAATGCTTCTTCTCTGTGTTTAATTAATCGCCCGGAGCCTTGATTTAATAGATCTAATAGGCTCGGTTGTGGGGGTGCTACTTCTGACTTTACTTCATCGGCCGGCGCCTCCCCGGTAATTTCTAATATTAATTTTTTTAACATATGAATAACCTTACCCATGCTCTCGATTTCATTGCTGAGCTCCAAATGCTTTAATATTCTTGCTTCTGGTGTTGCTGCTGTTTCCATAATAAACTCCTTTCGTTGTTTAATAAATTCTAAGCGCAAGCCGCGCTCGTCCATGATGAAGGGATTTATACAAACCCCTTCAAGCGATTCTCGCAACGTGTGTGTCATTTCTTCCCCTCCAGCTTCCTCCTCCGGTTGTCGAACTCGACCAGCCACATATTCAGCTCCTCGGGGATCGCAACGGGCCGACCACCTGGGAGCCGGCGGACGGGCAGGCCGTACTTTCTCTTGTATTTCTTAAGCGTCTGCCGGTCTGTGATCCCGATGTGGGCGCCGATTTTCTTCCAGCCGGTGAGCCAAGGGAGAGAGGTGGTCATTTGACATCCTCCTTTTCGATTATTTTAATCCTCGGCCTCCAGACCACAGCCTTGCCACCGCGCTTTACCTTGACCTTTCGCCAAGCCCATAACTCAAGAGCACACCCCGGCGTTGATAACCAATCCAGCGTGACCTGAGCTTTCTCAATGAGCATTTTCCGAATGTGTTTTTGATACCCGGACCCCGAACAGCATTGAATCCCGACAATCCCGGATTCAGAGATGGCCAGGACGTCAATTATTCCAAAAAGGTCTTGGCGGATTCCCTGGTGGCTCGGACCCCTTTCGCAAATAGGGCATTTCTCTTTTATCAAAGGGCCGCCGTAAGGGTTCCACCTTTCCACGACACAGCACCTAAAGCCGTGCAGTTTAAGCTCTCTAAGTGTTCTTTCAGTTGGTCGCATGTTTTGATATGTCATCCCTTCTTAGCGCCTGGGATCGTGAGGGTGATCATTTTAAAAGCCTCTTCAAGTTCGGTTTTTGCCTGACCTTTGTGAACCCAGAAAGCCTCTTTATGAGCTCTTTTATCTTTTCCGGGGCCGGCTCTGGCAGTCCATGGCCCTGACTGTCCGCGCCGATATTAACCTGGTCCGGGCCTGCGTGCATTATAAATTCCAGCAGTTCCTCAAAATCAAAATCCATGATCGGCTCGATCGTGATCATGGTTTCAAACCCCAGGTCTTTAATTTTCCGGAGCGCGCGGATCCGGAGGTAGACCGACGGGGCTTTACCCATCGCCGAGTAATAACGGCTGGTTTCGATGGTGGTAGCGAAAACGGTATTTTTGGGGAAGCACCAAAGACTGTCTATGAAGTTTTCCGGGTTTTTGCTTTGAAACAAATACTTGTTTTCAGGGTATCTATTGCAGTGGTAAATGGTTTTTGCTATCCATCCCAGCGGGATTTTTCTCGCCCACATATCGCAGGAAGATCCGACAAAAATAAACTGGTTTTCCCCATACTTGTAGAGATCCGTTTTCAACTCCTTTTCGTCAAAGTGCAGATCCACCTGCTTTCCAAACCGCTTCATGTAGCAATAGCTGCAGTCGTGCGGGCAGCGACCCTTGACCGTGTTCCAGGTATGGGTCACAAAACCGTACATGTTACCGCTGCTTTTATTAAGACCCATTTTTAACAACCTCCTTTGGAAATTTATATTCATAACCGT